TTCGTCCGTCAGAGTGACTATGATGATTTCGGATGTTGGTGATGTTCCCGCAGTCGCAGATGATGTGCGGGCGAATCCTTTCTCCCGATGAGTCAAAGGTATCCACCCAGCAGGGGTAATTATTGTACTCCGGGTTTGCCTTTGATATTAAAATGGGTTCGCTCATACGTTGGGCTTTTCGGTGACAATGGTATCCGGCGGCGGGGTCGAAGCGCCTACGGCCTTATTACTATCCGCCTGTTTGAATTTGATGTCCTTGTAACTGTTATATAGTCCAACCCCGGTAACAGCCAGGAAAGCACCCGCCAGGGCCTCAAATAGCTGGGTCTGAAGCATTGCATCCAAAACGCGCTGTTTGCCGACGGCATTCACTACGAGTTCGGCAGTAAATAGGAAAACAAACCAAAGCAACACCAGCCTTTTCATGGAAGGCTCCCCGCGTTCGCTCAGGGCCTCTTTTACAAATTGTTTCATATTATTTTTTTATAGGTACAATATGGTCGATGATGATCTTCAATAATGTTCCGCCGACAGCGCCCAGCACAGTGAAAAACCCAAGGAAATACCGTTGATTTTTCTTGGCAATACCCTCTATTTCAACCAGCCGTTTTCGCATTTCCGATTGCTCTTTCTCGATCATCTGTATGCGTGGTAGGATACCTTCATTGCCAAGATCGTCTCCCCGGATGGCCTCCAGCAGCTTTCCTACCTCGGCGCTGACCCGGTCCATTTGCCTTTTCATATCTTTTACCGAACTGGCCAGCCAATCATTGGCATCGGTTTCATGGGGACTGCTCATATAAATAATTGTTGCGGGTTGCATATTGGTTTTATTTTGTCATAGCGAATAAGGTCCATGCCAGGCCGGCGATACCGATGCCGCCGAGAAATAGCCGCAACTTCAGCTCATTGCGAGCTTCCATCGTCATATCCGATTTTAGCCGCGTCCACCGGGATTGCCACCATGACGCCGAACACAGGAACCTGAATGCTTATTACCTTTCTGGGTGCCGGACAAACGGGGCATACCGGGCAGGCCGGCGGACCATATACGCGAATATTGAGCACGGCCGTATCCGTATTATCCTGGTCATCCGCGATCACCAACTGCATCTTGTAGCTACCCTCCACCAGGTTGGTGACCAGCATCTCTCCGTAGGTGATGCCGCCGAAAAACAACCCCGGATAGCCCGTAGGATAAGCCGTAGCCCCCCAGCTGGTGAAGTTGTGCTTCCCGGTGCTGGAATCCTGCAGGTGCACGGCGGTATTGGGATAATGGATCACCAGGCTGTCGGCCCAGATCCGTGCATGCAGCGGATTGACTGGCGGGGCAGGCGGTGCGGCTGGATTATAACACAACAGCCCCAAGCTGTCCCAGAATCCCCGAGATTTGAAGGGCACATCCCAGACGTTTGCTGAATGGGTGCCATTGGGGATCACCCGGGGCATATATTGACCTGCTGGTGCATTGGCCTTCATGAAAGCATCGGTCAATATAAAACCGCCAGGATTATAGCTGGGATCCTGCGTTCCTACGTATGGCAGAAAGAACATTTTATGAGCAATGGCGGCTTTCAGGTTGGCAACGTAAGCCGGCACGGATAGGAAGTTATCGTACCCCCCCGTGGCCAGCGGCACGATGACGTGAACTCTCTTTGAGAGCAAGCTATCTACGCACGATATCGCCCAGGTGCCCGCGCCCCCTTCCGAAAGTCCCGACGCCCAGGTGTAGTTCGGATTGAACTTCAGGCCGATCTTGTCCATGATATAGGGCACGATGACACTGAGATAGGCACGGTATGAGCTCTGGAAATTGTTGTGGATACACACCAGCGCATGCCAGATGGTGTCTTTGTTGGGCAGTACGCTATAGGGCGTCAGGCCGTTTTGGATCATGGCCGGCAGGGACCCACCTGAAGAGCTCGTATACATTTGCGTAAGATCCATGCTCGATGTTTCTCCCTTCCCGGGTTGCCAGATGCCGAGGCCCACATGGGCGGAATCCTTGCCAGTAGGGTAATAAATAAGCAGCTGCCCCTGCGGTGTGCCCGGTCCAAATAAGGAGGTCGGCAGGTCCAGCACTCTCCAGCGGCCGATCACCTCACCGCTCTTATGCGTGAAGGTGAGCTGCTGTGTCTGCCCGTGGGCCAGCAGGGGGAAAAGAAGTATTACGAAAAGTTGTTTCATATAATGTTTTAAGGTCTGATGAAATAAGCGAGCGCGATATTATTTGTGCCCGATGGAGGCGCACTTGCAAAATGAATCGTGATATTCGTTGCGTCTGTCTCGATATAAGTAATACCAACGGCATCCGCGCTCTTGGCTTGAACTACACATGCCGACGTGGACGTTACCCCTGAAAGCCCGTGAGCTATCGTAAAAGTCGTTGTAGACCCATCCCCCGACCTGGTGCCATTGCCGGAATATACTTTGACGCTTGCCGCCAGGGCTATGTCCGTCGATCCATTACCGCTATTGTCAGCTACTGAAAAATCGCTGGTGAAGTTGAGCTTTGACCGCTGGGTTTGATCGGAGCCGGCCGCCTGTACAGTCTGATAGTATAATGCAGAAGCCGCCGTAACCTTGCGCCAGGCAGACCCATTGTATGCGCAATATCCTACCGTATCGCTATTCCACACCATCAGCCCCGTCGCCGGCGAACTGATCGCATTCATCTGCGTAGTTGTAAGCACCGGCGGAAGGAAGCCCTGTGTAGTTGTGCCACTTAGGTCAATGGCTGCCGATGCGCTTGGCGAAGATTTATTTGCAATAGAGTGCCCTGCGGTGCCTTTGATCCACCAATAATTCATACGGCTCTGCGTACCGGTACCGCTTGTTGTAGGATCGCCAATGGAGAAAATAAGGTCCCCGGGAGTAGCATTACCTGAGCCTATTGGCAATTGAAGGGTAAATGCACCGGCAGCCGTATTGGTGCCACCGCCAAAGGCGAACCCTCCACCAATTGTTAAGCTAGACGAAAAAGACCCGTTATTCGCATTGATAAAGTCGTTGCCTCCTTTGTCGAAAAGATGAAATATCCCCGAACTGCCTGTGCCCAGGTACATATTTGTCAACGCAGCATTATCCAGCCCCATTGTCCATGTCCCGTTGAAATTCAGGCCATTGATATTTTTAAATATCCCAACGTTCCCAACATCAAAAGAACCACCGCTGGCTGGACGTAACTTGAAATCTCCAGCGGATATAGTTCCGTTATCTACATCTATCGTGGTTCTTGGTACAAAAACAGAACCAGCACCTAACGAAGGAAATATGCCTAACCTCTTATATTGCTGCGACCAGACGAAGGTATTTGAGCTGCTGGCGATATTCGCCTGATTGCTGACAATGACAGGTTGGGTAGAATCGCTGCCGGATTGCAGGTATCCCTGCACCGCCGGGGCGCCTTGTATCCTTGTTCTGCCGCCTTCAATCATATTCGCATCGATGACTGTCTGGGCGATAATACGGTTGCCGTTGGCATTGTAATGGGTTCCATCGCCGGACCTGCAATCGGGACAGCCATAGGTTGGGCTATAAGTGTCGATGTAGTTGGGATACGTTCGTGTAATATAATTCACCAGCCAGGTCTGATCGACGGCTGAGGAATAAAAAGGAAGAAGATAGATGACCTTCATGCCCGCAGCTGTCAGCGTCGAATTAACCGTAGCAAAATCTGTCTTTATGCTGTTGGAATCCCTGCCGCTGGAAATATCGTTGATCCCCGCCATCACAATAGCCTGCTTTGCATGCGTTGCAACAGCTTCAGGGAGCCTGTTCACGATATCCGCAATGCGATCTCCGGCCTTTGCGAGATTTGAAAAGCTGCCATATTTATTTTCCAAAATGCCTGCAACCGACTGAGAATAATTATCGACGTAGTCCCCATACATTCGACTATCTGAAAGTACTATAGCAGAGCCGTATTTCAGCACTCTGGAAGTGATGGATACGCTATCTATGTTCATTGATCCTCCATGCTGATAAAAACAAAACCTTCCGGTATTGGGCAGTATGTCTGAAGTTGACGTAAGGCCATAATAATGCGTCATGGTTACCGTCGCGCTGTTGGTCGTATAGTTCTTAGCATATACATATAGAGCATATCTTTCCAGCGTTATTGTGACCAAAATTTTATCCCCTGGAGTATAACTAATGGCGCTGGTTGAATCCACGCGTATGAAAGCACCGGCTCTATATGTACGAATAAACACCTTCCCGCTCCTGCTTCCAGCACTGCCGTCGAATTGTATGGCCAGTCCGACGGGAATGTATGTATTTGTGCTACGGAGACCGACGGACCCGCCATTGTCGGTAGCTTTCGAAGGTGTCTCCAATACAAACGATTCTGACCAATAATCGCCAGCCGTGTAATACCCAAAATCAAGGCTATTCGTAAAGTTTTCCAATCCTGAGCCGCCACTTGCCGTAATCTTCCCGCCGGACGTTGAAAAAGTGGCCGATCCATTATTTGTCCAGCCCGTCAGGCTGGTGAAGTTGTTGCTGTTGATAAGGGAACCTATGATCGATTCGATAGTATCCCTACCTGACACAGTCACAGCATTGCCAGATCGTTGCAGGCTTACCTTATACCCAGCCTGCGTAATCGTATCCGTGCCGGAGCCTCCCAGACGTGTATCGCTGCCCAGCACCACTTCGCCGGCTGCTGCATTCCCCGATGCGGGGACATTTTTATAGGCCGCAGTACCGAGGCCCAGCATCGTCTGCGCCTGGCTGACCGTCCCATCTATCGGCGTCGCAGCGGACCCTGTATTGTTGAGCTTGATCGTATTGGCCGGCATCTGGGCCATCTTCGCATTACTTATCGCCCCATCGATTACCGTTACCGGGTCCCATGCCGAACCATTCCAGCGATACCAGACCTTTGTATCAGTCGAGTAGAATAATGCCCCTGTCGTGGATGATACTGGTCTATTCGCCAAAACATCTTCCAGGATGGAGGGAGCTCCCCCGGCGTTGGCGACATTATAGGCTGCCAGGGTGCGAACCGCTGCAATAGAATCGGCCAAACGTGTGAGGCTCACATACCTGGTGGTGGAGTCTTTGATATAGACAAAAAGGCCGGTTGTGTCGATGGAGGAACCGCCGCCTGTCACCTGCGACCACTTTGTGCCATTACCGACATAAAATACGCCCGCCTTTAACGCGATGCCGTCTTTACTATAGGTGGTATCGGCCGGGATCAGCAGCACGTGCTTTGCCCAATACCTATCCAGCGCGTTGCCGTAGGTGAACTGATAATAGATATACTTCGTCGTATCGTTGCCGGCACTCTGACTGAAGGCCTGCCCAAAAGATAAAAGGGCGATCAGCCCAATAATTATTTTTTTCATATCAATAGTTCCTCCAAAGAATTAAAAATCTTTCTCCATTTTGCCCGATGGGTGTACCCAGACCGACGCTAGTGCCATCGAACGCATATTCTGTTGTCCCTGGCAAGTTGCTGGCCCGGTAGATGATATTGTTTTCCCGGGTGATCACCAGTATCTTTTTGCCGGCCAGCGCTGGGATAACCAGCGTAGATCCTTCTGCCGCTGATGCGTTGTATGTGAGATCATATACTTTCATGTCGGGTTCTGTTATAGCGGATGGCAGGGCATCCGTGGGTATTTGGCAGACGTTCTGCGTATACCTTGTGCGGATCGTTAAGTCTACATAGCAGCCTGCCTGTAAATCATTCTCACCTTCATAGAAAAGTGTGAGCGGGTTATCCTGGCTGATCGCCCAATCATCAAAGACGCCCATGTTCATTTCGGCCAGTATATCTTCCGCAATGCTCACCATATCACTTTGAACATCGAGCTCGTTGTCTCCTGTATCCTCGCTGACATGGACGAGGTCCGCGAAATATAATCGTACAGAAAGACTGGTAGCTTTCGCAGCGAAGCTGATGGCGCCGCCCTGATCCTGCACCAGAACAGCCGGATACTTAGCTGTTTGATCGGCGAAGAAATCAGTTACGAGCCCCCTTCGAAAGTCCCGCACCTGTTTGTGCGCCAACGCCAGGCTTTTTATCCGCTTTACTATTTGATTGAGCGTCATCTTGTTTACTTAAATAAAGCCGTAGCTTTTCTTCGTTTTTTTTGCTAGTTTTCTTTCCCATGATTATGGTTTGTAAGGCTGACCATTAAAGCCCATTTCGTTGCACCAGGGATCAGGATCTACATCACCTAGATAAATAGGCATCGTGAACTGCTTATGATTCGGCGTCACCGTGTCAATTGTACTGCCAGGGTTGAGATACTCGGGATATTTTTGCAATCTCGAAGACTGATCCAACAAATATTTTTTCATCCGATTGGCGTAGAACTCCGCCGTGTTATTATGCTTTCTGGATATATCTACCAGTTCGCTCATACTAGGTGTATCTGTGTCCTGGCCTTGCTTACGAACCACGCCTTTATTCCAGAACTGATAACTAATGTCCACCGGAAGCAGGGAGAGTGTGTAATAAATTAGCGTATCAATCACATGCTTGTCCAGTAGGTTCTTATAGTCCGAATTAGGTGGGTCTGAAATCGTGCCATCCGAAACGAGCGTTTGGAGCTTCACAAAAAGGGCGGTTCCAAGGATAGGCTCGATATACATATCCTGCGCTACCTTGATATCCGGATATACGAGGCTGGGGTCTAAATTGCCATGCACCCCTGTTCGCTCTTTGAGGATATCGACGCTGATTAAAAGGATATTGTCACTCATTTATCACCTCCCTTTTTTACGACCACATGACTTACCCAACGATGCCGGCACTCAGGCTTGTCCCCCCACCAGCCGCCTTTGCGATCGAACACGCTATATCCCAACCGGGCGGAAATCTTTTCTATGTCGGCCCGAGAATAGAGTCGGTTTAGGGCAACCATCTTACGACAGAATGGTCGGGTTGTTGGTATTACAGATGGGCCAATGCCGGGCTTCACCTCGTAGCTGTACTTTACATATATCTGCGTAGGTGGTATTTTGCTTGTTGGTGGCGGGGCGGTAATATCAGACGCCTCGGGAACGACACGCTCTATTATCTCATCCGCTCCATCCATGGTCGTAGACGAATCGAGCAGTCCGCGTTTCTCCAGGCTGGCAATCTTTGCTTCTACATAACCTTTAGTTTGACCTATGGTCTGAGCAATGACATCCGGCGTGATCCGTTTATCCTTTTTAATCAGCTCCAGGATTTTATTTTCTGTTGCTGTTACATCATACGTTTTGAAAGCAGCTTGCATGAAAATGGGCTCGTCTTCGGCGGCCTCCTCTTCACTGGAGAAAAGAACCTTCTTTGATTTGATAATTTCAAAATCGTCCTTGGCGTCCCCGCATGCATCGAACATGGCAACAACGGCATCAGTCCGCTCATCTTCTGTCATGTCCTCAAATGCAGCCGCGGCAACGGATTGTATCCCTAATAGCTCATTGATATCATTCTCCCCTAACCCATAGCCGGTTCGAAGGAGGGCTTTTGCAGCAATGTCCGTCAGCTGCCCTTTCGCGTGTTGCCTCATGATGCGCATTACCTGTTGATGCTGCTTCGCTGTCAGGTTTTTAATAGCCTCATTGACCGCCGCCTGCTCACCAGGTGCGACTGCTGGCGCCGCGATAGGTTGCGTAGGGTCTGATGCTTTATTGTCACTGCCAACATTAGGAAGCGCCCATTGATCGCGTGGTACGCCTACCTTTTCAAAGACAAAGGCTTTGGGCAGGGAATTGATGATATCCTTTATGTCGATCTGGATACCGACAGGGTCGGTAGGCGTAAGCTCATATTGTCCGGGATACATCGAAAAGCTCATCAGATAACTGACCTCCTTATCAATGGCCTCCGCTTTGGGATCGGCGTAGGTGCTACGAAAGATCGTATAAGCGAGCTGCAGCTCTGTATTGCCTCCCAGCTGTCCTTCGGTCTTAATACCGAATAGCATAGGACTTGTGACCTTGTGGCCGCTGAATATCTCCTGCTGTACAGTCTTATTGAGCTCTACAAACATCTTGTCAAGTTCCGATCCGGATAAGTCCTGAACATCAACGGTTTTATCCTTACCTCCTGCATTGAACACCAGCACGAATTTTCCGGCATTCTCCGCGCCGGCAAACTTGCGGGCGAAACTTTTTTCCAGCGCCTTTTTCTTTTCTTCGCCCGGGTCTCCCATATAGAACTGCAGCATCTTCGATGGCATCATGCCGTTGCGGATAGAAGAGAGGTAAAATTTTGAGATTTCTATATCCGTTTCAATATAGTTGTTGCAGGCAATGTATTCAGGCAGAGGATAATAGCGTTGTCCGGGTCTATACTCATTATAAGAGTATATCTGGGAGCCATATGGCTCTTTTGGATCATATGCCGGGATGAAGGTTTCGGGCTCACGGGTATTATCTGCCGACAACCCATTCATACCTTTTACGGTCCAGCACTCTTTCCAATAAAAGCCGCCCTCTTTCCCTACGCGCAAGGTGCCCCAATCCACATGGTAGATCTCACCAATCTTACCGGCGCGGTTCCAAATAACCTCCAAGCGGAAGCCGCCATATATTTCTACATCGAGCGTAGCCTTCTTAATCACATCATTCAGTGATTCCCCCAGCCTGTTGACGATGAAATTTCCATTCTCAAACCCTTTACCAAAGATGTATTTTGCCTTTCCTCCAACGATAGCCCCGTGCTTACCTGATTTGTCAAATAGACGGGTGAGGTATTCCGGGTAATCGTTCCTCTCGCCATACTTTATATAATCCTTGTTCCTGCTTTCCTTAAAAACAGGGATTGCGCTGTCGGCGAACTTCAACACCACGATGGGGGAAAAATCCTCATCGTCCTCGAACTTTGCTGTAGGTGATATGGTAAGTGGTTCAGCCATTGTATGCCTTATATGTCGTGGGTGTTGCGTAAAGCTGGTAGGTGAAATCCGTAGACCGTTCCAGGATCATTTTCCCGAACTCTACAGGCGCTTCGGCAAGCGCCGGATCCAGGTTGCTGGCGCTCGCCTGCTCATAGACCGCATAGTGCCACTCCCCTGAATTCCTCCCGCCAAATAATGACGCAGGATTGATGGTGAACTGATTGTAGCGCTGTGGGTAATCACTTTCATCGTCGCTGTCGAGTTTAATAAAGGCAACCTGATCCTTGGTGGTGACGTGGGTAAATATGAAAAGGAAATTGGGCGCCGACAGGGTAACGAGCTCTGTCAGCGTCAGGATGATAGCAACAGCCGTGTCATTCTGCTTGAATTCCAGCATATACCCGTATGTGTCGAAAAGAGTATTTTGTTCCAAAAAGAAACCCCGGCCAAGGGACCAGGGTTTATCAATACGTTAAGTGGCTAATATTAGCCCGACGTTTGCAGCGTAGCGATGACTGTTGCATCAACGAAGGGGGCCATTTCGGGCTCATTGCCTGTAATGTCCAGGCTGTACCCGTTGCGGTCGCCCCATGCCGTGCCCGTAGAAGCCGTCCCACCGCTGACGCGAAGTCCATATTGCCGGCCGTATAACCGGTAAGTGTCGTTATTGTCCTTACAGATGGAGATCAGGTTGTTTTTCGCCAGGAGCATAATCTCATTACGCATTGCGACCTGCTGCTTATTGATAACCACAGTCGCCTTTTGCGCGTAGAACAACGTGCCGTTCTGCCTGTTGGCGGTAACCGTTTCTTCAAACAAGGCGGTTTCCTGGACCAGCTGGTATTTGCGGAATACCTTTCCGGTCCCCTTGGTGATGGCTGTGATAGTACCACTACTTTCCGTAATGGCGGTCACATTCTCCAGCTCAATGAAATAGCACTCTTTTACGCCGCCGGTGCCGACATCGCAACCGAAATTATAATCCTGGGTAAGTGCGCAATTTGCCATAGAAAATATGGTTAAGGGCGGTTTGTGGCCGCCCTGTGGTTATTAAGCAACAAGTTTGAAAGTGCTGATTTCGTCGGGATAGGCGACATTGACGCCATACTTGAATCGAGCTTTGAAGCGCAGGTAATCCTTGAACTGATCCGGCATGATCGTCCACTTTTCCCATTCGTCTTCCAGATCCGTGCCGGCATACATATTTGACATGCGCAGGGCATACAGGCGGTTGGTTCCGTCGAGACCGTGAACAGCAGTCAGCTTATACGTAGTGCCAGGGATCGTCACTTCTCCATTTTCTGCCTTCACCTCGCTGCCAGTAGGTGCAAAGTTGAACAGGTTCTTTTCCGTGTAGGAATCGATATAGAGATTGAAAATATCCCAGCCGCAGAATACGCGTATATCACCTTTGCCTGTCACGCGGGCGGGTAGGCTTTTCCACATGGCACTCACGATAGCCCGAACATTTGAAGCTGTAATTCCTCCGCCAGAGATTGTTACCTGACCACCCACAACAAAAGCTGCGGTATTAGCGAGGACAGCCGACCCTGCATTGTCAATGAGTTTGATAAACCCATCAAACCTTTTCAAGTTGGTGTTGCTGCTTGCGGTATCTCCCTGCCATATTGCTGTTTCCAGCTGTTCGGCGATAGTCCCGGTCTTCAGGTCGGTGTATTCTTTTTCGAAAGGAATATCCTGTAAGCCGCTGCCTTTCGCAAGCTTCTTGCTCAGGTACTTCTTTTCCAGGTCGTCAACGCAAATGTCTTCGACCACGGCGATCTTTCCTACGGTGACTGTCCTTTGGGTTAACGAAGTCGTACCGCTGGAAGTGCGAGAACAGCCGCTACCATCCTGGAAAATGGCATCGGTTGCCAATTCGTTGATGGTCTCAGCGTTCTTTACACCGGTCATGACATTGCCCTGGCTCCTGATCAGATCAGAGGTTTTGCTGAGGAAGAGCGAACGCGTAATAAGGTCGCTCTCATTTTGTTCTACATAATCGGTAAGGGCGCTTACGTCAAAAGCCATTGTATAAAATTTTAATGTGGTTTCAGAAGTTGTTTATGCTCATACAGGCTGGCCTGCGGTTTTCAATGCTTTGGCGGCGAGTCCCATTTTCTCAAGGCGGCCCTCCCGTCCCTTTGCCTTTTCAAATTTTTCCTTCTTTGCTCCGGTCAGCGTTTGCGGCTCGGCCGTTGGCGTTCCGGCCAATTCTTCTACGGCCTCAAATACTAGCCTCAGTGTCTTACCCTGATCGTCGATAACCTTTGCTTGCGCCTGGATGGTTTGTTCCTGTTTTGACAAAGCCGCCTGCGCGGTCGTCAGACCAGTCTTATAGACTTCAATGGCCTGCGTTTCTACCGCCTTGCGTTCAGCATCACGAATCTGCCATCCAAAGCAGTACTCCATCAGTGCGCGACAAACGATCTTCAGGTTGGCGAGTTGATCTTCCGCTGTACCAGTATCAAATGCTTCCAGATATGATTTTGCGCCTTCGGGAGTCATTTCGAACTGCGCGGACATGCCTGCTGGCTTCGTCGGAGCGGCGGGTACCGCAGGTGCCGCAGGTGCAACAGGCGATGGCTTCCCCATTTCGGCAGGATCAGCGGTTACGGGCTGAGCCGCAGTAACAGCAGTAATGACACCGTTTGCGTCGGTAGTGATAGACGAATTGTCAATCAGCACATACGTTCCTGCGCCAGCAGGTACGCCATTGATCATGGCCGTATCGCCGGCTGCCGGAGTGGCGCCAGCTTGCTGAATAGTGATCTTTGTACCATCGTTCAGCGTGTATTCGGTTCCTGCTGGTACCGCAGGAACAGCGGGGGTTGCTGGTGCGGCTGGCGCAGCTGCTTCTATGAATAGCGCCTTTATCTGTGCAAGGATTTCTTTTGCTTTGCTCATACCCGTATGTGTTAATCGTCGATAGATGTTTCGTTTAAAAGCTGAGAAATTTTCAAAAGGAGTTGTTCAGCGGACATTTTTACTTTGGTAGCGGGCATGTACGCAAAGAGTCCTTCGACGCTGAAACCCTTAACCAGACCCGTCTTCACTTTTTCCCAGACGGCATCATTGTTTACCTTGGCGGAGATAAACCAGGATCCTTCGGCCGAATCTTCAAATCCGGCGGGCGCCGTGACGCCAAGCGTAGAATCCGTTATGAATGAATTGAAAATGGTGACATCAGATACTTGCTGCTGATCATCATGGAAAAGATTGAATTTCTGCATGAAACCTTTGGCGCTGAACTTCTCTACAATGGATTGAATAGCTATTTTGTCGAAGACCACGTAGTATTCCCCTAGCTGATCGTCTTTACGATAAAGGGGCATATCTGCGATCATGGCGGGACCAGAAATGACACGTCGGTCTTCGTTGATGGTGAATTTTGCCTTTCGCTCCTGCGCCTTAAAAGCGAGGAAGTTTTTTTCGATAGCCGGCCGATCCACCAGGCCGATAAAATTGACTTCCAGAGCGGAAGTCAACGAGGGATCTATCTCAGCCTTGTACACCTGCAATTCCATATCCGTATGTGTAGGAATGGCAGGTATGTTTCATTTAGCCGCCCCCAAGGCGTGCTGCACGGTTCAGCCGCTCATTCCTTTCATTGGCATCCCGCACGTCTGCGTCTAAGACATAGACCCGATTGCTTGCAGCGGCGCCGCTCGTCGGATTCTGTATACCGGTAAAGGTGGTGCTTACCTGGGCGGGCGTGACTGGCGCAGCGGTACCGGAGGAGGTAGATATAGAAGGCGCGGATACACCCCCGCCCTGGCCCGGAACCTTTACGGCGACAATATCTTTGACTGCTTTTATACCCCTGGCAATCGCTGCAGCTGCGGCGACAGCCCCGAGGGCGGGGCCTACGACAGGGATATCAGCCAGAGAATTAAACGCTTTGATAGAAGACTGTATAGTATCAATGGTTGTTTGGGCTACAGCGAAAGCCTTTCCGATGACCGTTTGTCTGCCGGCGATATCCGCTAAATTCCCGAAGCCTTCCGCAAAGGCAGACACTACCTGGTCATTGTGCTTTTGTTCTTCATCCCGGATGGCCATGCGGGCTTTGGCGAGGTCTGCCACTTTGGAATTATAATCCTGTTCGGAGATCACTTTATTGTCGAAGGCCTGCTGCACCAGCTCCAGATCCGCATCTACAGCCAACTGTCGTTCGGCGAAGGTTCGCTGCCTATCTTCCTGAATAACTTTTAAATCGGATTCATCTTGTTTGAACTGCTTTTCGGCATCTTCCTTCCGGAACTTCTCTTCTAACTTCTGTTGGTCGGCGTGGTACTGCTCTGCCAAAGCCAGACGAATTTGTTGCAGGTGATCGGCATTGTCTTTATAGTTCTTGGCGGCATCGGCAAGCTGTTGTTGATAGGTTATTTCCAACTGAACCCGCTCTGACTGTCTTTGGTCTATTAGAGCGCTTACAGATGCTTTACCTCGGATAGAAGCTAGGTCCTTTTGAAATGCCGCTTCCTTATCGGCGACCTCCTGGTTATGCTTTTCTCGCAGGGCGTCCAGTTGAATATTCTGAGATTTATCCAGTTCGGCATTGAGCTGGGCAAGCTGCTGGGCGTTGATCTTTTTATCCTGGAAAGAAACCTGGTTTGCGCGCCGCTCATCATCGATACGGTTCTGTATCTGCTTTTGATCCTTTTCGTATGCATCTTTGATCAGGGCGAGATCATTCTCCTGCTGTAGCTTCCGGAGTTTATTGGTAAATTCCACCAGTTCTTCCCGCAGGCGCTTTGTTTCCTCCTGCGCTTTACGTTCTGCCTCTTTACGATCCGCAAGCTCCTGCTTCTCTGCCTGGGTAAGTGATTTCCGGATGGCGCGGATCTCATTGGCGTTTTCGGTCTCGCCGTTGATTTGCTCGATCCTCAATTTATTTATCTCGTCCTGATGTTTATCGGCTCCATCCTTTTCTAATGTATATTGAGCGATTTGGTTGGCCGTCTTTTTTCTTGCCAATTCAATATCTTCTTTTGCATTCTGTTCGGATGCAGCCAGTAACTCTTTTAAGGCTGCTTTTCTTTTAGCAACGGGCACATCCTCATCCTGCGACTGGGATCGTAATATGGCAAGATCCTTTTGTCGTTTGGCGGCATCCAGGTCGTTTGCCAATTGTTCTTTATGCAATGCCTGGGCTTCTTTGGTCAAGGCAGACATTTTACTGTATGCATCCGTCGCGGCACCAACAACTTGCTTAATTTCATCTACCGCCCCTGAAAAATCAAATGAGAAAAACTTCACAAGGGCGCTGGCCAAATGTCCGATATTATCAAACAGCGCCTGGGCGGCAGCTTTGATACCGGAGAATATCTGCTCAACCTTTTCCGCACCTTCAAAGGTGTTCGTGAATGCTTTATATAATAGCGTCAGCACCCCGACGATGGCTGTCAGGATCAGCAACAGGGGATTAGCTGCCAGCGTCTTGAAGATCGTATTCACCTTGCTGCCGCCTTCAGAAACGGCATTGAGGGGACCAGGAACCGATGCGATACCCTCTTTTAGCTTTGAGAAGCTACCTCCGCCATCTTGCGCCGCCTTGCCCAGGTCCGTGGTAGATTTCTTCAACTGGTCCTCTGCAGTTTTTAACTTCTGGAATGCAGCGGCTGATTCAGCTGTGCCGGCTTTCGTATTCTCAAACTCCTTACGAAGGTCGACCACATCTTGCTTCATTTCCTTAATGGTCTTTGATGCCACAGCCGCACCGGATGCATCCACCTGCAAAGAGGCTCCTATGACTACATTAGAATCTGCCATTATTTGTTTTTTATCTTCTCCATCATTAGTTTGTGCTGCTCTGCTTCATATCTCCCCTTTGCTTTCAGGTATATTAAATCGTTGAAGGCCTGCCGTATGGGGATACCAAAAGCCTGATCCAATGTTATCCTTTCATGTTCGGCAATAACCGTCGCGGAATAGATCCAGCCATATTGCTTATTGAATCTATCGACTTGCTGACCTTGATCGAACATATCCTTATCCAGCCCAAAGAGACTATTATACGTGCCTATGAATTCATTGAACCTTTCAGCAAATTCTTTTAAGGATGCCATTAAG